GCTGGTTATTTATTCTAACTCGTAATCTATCCGGACTGTCTCCATTATTGTAACATATTTTTATGCTCGCAGTTACAATGTTATAATAATTAACCGTATAATTGTTCTGTCCTTTAATGTATGGTTTTACGGGGTTTTACTAAACTTTATCCGTCTGCTAAAACATCTTTATTAAACCTGTTTTATTCGACGTGTATATTAGTTACACAATTATTAGTGAGCTAGTCACCTACATAGTTCATAACAGTTTTGTAGAGACTGATTTAACTCATGTGATCACCTAACGCACCCACGCCTTATACTATCTTCTTGGGTACCAACCATTCATACAACCATTCATTAATTATGTATCTTCTCTTGATACAAAAATATATTAAAAATAATAGGCTGCAATATAGAAGATGGTAAGGATCAAATATTGAATTTTTACTTATACTAGTGATAAATAAGCCAATTATTAAAATTATTACGTATAAAAATACGTATCTGTTTAGAATATCAACAAATTTTACAATATGATTAGTGATACCTAAGGAATCTTTTAACTAAAGTTTATCCACTATATACATTTAGTTGTTTAATATGATTCTCTCCACATAATGACAGAGATACGTATTTGTTAATCGTTTTTTATCTAAGAAGTCAGTCAAAACAGGTTAATTGTTAATACTTCTATTATGGTATAATTATTCATTATGGGAATGAGCTATAGATAAAAAATTTAGTGTCTCTACGAAATCGCCAGGCCTGTTAGTTCCCCTCTTAGCTAGTGTTCTGGACATCCATGCAAGCTCGTTATTAAGAGTGAACATAACCCATTAATTAAGATTGCATTCATGTATAGTTCCGTCATAATTCATCAGATTGGAAGGGTTTGTATCTGCTATTTTATCACATAAACCACACTGAAGTGTAATACCTTTCTGTATATAGTCAGAAAAAGCACTGTTGATATTTTTCTCATAATCACCATGTTTGAGGTCGGTAAGTGGATTGGGAGGTATATTAAAAATATACCTGTTCTATACCACTATCTTAACTATTGATATGTAGACCCCAATTTAAACTCGGTCTAATTCTGTATAATAACATGTATCGTCTTAACGGCGATCCATACAATAATTATCCCAGTGAATCTGTTTAATGGTTTTGGAT